TTAAAGAATGGGCTACAGGAATTGATCAAGAAGTATTCTTTAGTTGTAGTCCTAAACTGTTTACAGTATCAGGTGAAGAATCTAAGAAAGCAATTATTCCAGAAGTAGTTGGAGAATACAGACAAGTTTCTAAAGCAGGACAATTAAAATTTGTTGTAGGCTCTGAACAAAGACAATGGGACGAAATGGATTCTGCTATAGAAAAATATAGAGCAGAAGGTGTAGATTGGCCTGTATGGGTTATGCCTGTAGGAGCCAGAGAAGAAGAGCAAACTGCAACAGCCGGAGACGTTGCTAAACTGGCTTTTCAAAGAGGATATAATGTGGCGGCAAGAGTACACGTTTATCTATTCGGAAATGCAATAGGCACTTAGGAGGCCATTATGAGATTATTAATAGCGATACTAATTTTATTTACTGCGGTAGCAGTTTACACAGATGCGAATGCAGGCGAATGGCAAGACAAACCAATCGTTTGTGCTAACGAATCTGAAATAAAACAAGGGTTGGCAAATAGAGGAGAAATTAAACTATTTGAGTCAATCCAAATAACACCTGTACGTGATACAACTGGATTGTCAGAGATTCCGGTATATTTACCGCTGTCAATATACGTCAGTCCAACGACAAAATCATATACAATAATAGAGTACCATCCTGGTTATGATAGCTATTGTATTATTAGTTATGGCACGGATTGGACAATAAAAGGAAAAAACTTATGAAAGACTTTATAAACAAAGTTAAAGATAAGTTCGTTAAGAAAGAAAAGGTAGCAGAAACTACTGAAGAAAAAAGACTACGTCTTTTACAAGAAGAAAAGAAACAAGCAACAAAAGACAAGAAACCTTGGGTTGCAGTTTTGAATACTCATGTTAATGAAAAAGACATTAAGAATGGGTTTTTTGAGCTTGATTGGAATAACGAATTTATTGAACAACTACTTGATGCAGGTTATTCTGGGGAAACAAATGAGCAGATTGTTGATGCATGGTTCAAAACTATTGCAAGAAACATTTTGGAAGAACAAGGTTTGGATCCTAAAAGAGAAGCTGGTCATATAAAGATCAATAAACGAAAAGACGGTAAGACAGAAGTTAGTTGACATCTTGTTAATTCTGTGCTATAATTTAAACATAATAGTAAATTAAATAGGTTAATGTTATGAAATATGTTTTGGTAGATACTGCTAATACTTTCTTTAGAGCTCGCCATGTAGTACGAGGCGAATTGGATATAAAGGTAGGTATGGCATTCCATATTACTTTTAATAGTTTGAAAAAGGCATGGAATGACTTCGATGCCGATCATATTGTATTTTGTTTAGAGGGTAGAAGTTGGCGTAAAGATGTCTATGCTCCTTATAAACGTAATAGACAAGAGTCACGTGATGCACTGACAGAAGCACAGGCACAAGAAGAAAAAACGTTCTGGGAAACGTTTGATAATTTTAAGAATTTTATTACAGAAAAAACAAACTGTACAGTTCTACAACATGATGAACTAGAAGCAGATGATTTGATTGCAGGTTGGGTACAAGCACACCCTAATGATGAACACGTTATTATTAGTACAGATGGTGACTTTGCACAATTAATTAGTCCTAAGGTTGCACAATACAACGGTGTTAGCAATACAACTATTACACATGAAGGTTACTTTGATGACAAGGGTAAACGTGTAATTGATAATAAGACTAAACTAGAGAAGCCTGCACCTAACCCTGAATGGTTATTGTTTGAAAAATGTATGCGAGGTGACACTAGTGATAACGTGTTTAGTGCTTACCCTGGCGTTAGAGTAAAAGGCACAAAGAACAAAGTAGGCTTACAAGAGGCATTTGCAGATAAAAGCAATAAAGGTTATGCTTGGAATAACTTGATGTTACAACGTTGGGTTGATCATGAAGGAGTTGAGCATAGAGTATTAGATGACTATAATAGAAATGTAATGCTATGTGATCTTTCTGCACAACCTGAAAACGTAAAAGAAAAGATTACGACAACAATTAAAGAGAATGCACAACCTAAAAACATAAAGCAAGTTGGGTTGCGTCTAATGAAGTTCTGTGCATTATATGATATGCAAAGAATAACTGATAATGCTCAGGCTTATGCTGAGCCATTACAAGCGAGGTATCCTGTATTATGACAAGTTTAAAAGCAAACGAAATTTTAAAAAATAAATTTTGGATCATCGAGGATGCTGACAGTAAGACTAAAGTTGGCACGTTATCCAAAGATAATGATAATAGATATATGTACAGTTGCGACACTGGTTCATACTTTTATGATAATAAGAACCAAGTAGAAAAGAGACTTGGTGAGATACTATGGACAAAAGGTAGTATATCAGATAAACCAGATATCAGTAAAGAAATATATAAACTACCTACTTCAACTACACCTTACAATGCTATGTTTGATTTAAAACGTAAATTTGCATTGTTTACAAAAAGTAAAAAATCCAAGAGCCTATACTGTGCAGGTTATTTTTGCATTAGTTTTGAAAAGGGTTGGGTAAAAAGTTTTTGTCCGAAGTTAGTTACACTAGAGAAGTATCAACATAAAGGACCATTTAAGACTGAATTAGAAATGCGTCAGGAGTTAAGTAATGTCAACAGAGGCTAATTATAGTTCACACGATTGGCGTAAGAACACAGATGATGCCATTGTTGTTGCTTCAGATATAGGAATCAAATTAGAAGTAAACAAAAGCAAAGTAATCTTCACTAATCCTAAGACACTTAAAACTGAAGAAGTAGATGTTTCAAGACTTGTTAGAGTATTTGTAAATAATAGAGATGATCTAAAAAGGAGTGTCAAATAATGTCAGAAGTTAAACCTTTAAATCCTATTCCGCTACAACAGTTCATTGATAGAGTGAAAGTTGCTGATGCTAGTAAGCAACCTGAGATTAGACTTACACTACAAGAATCTAAGATACTTGCATTTACACTAGGCGAAGTAATGTCTAGATTGCATGGTGATTTAGAGAAGCTAGTAGATCAACAAAATAAAACAGAAGAAGTCATTAACGTTACCGCAGACGGCGGTCAACAGTGGTAGCAGTTATCCTATAAACTACGTATATTACTATCTCTTTGAGATAAATATATGTATAGAGGATAACAAATGAGCAGACCTAAACCAACAGTTGTTTTAGAAAACATTAATAGAAAAACTTACAAGTCCGAGCAGGTCTTGGAGGCTGAAGCTATATGGGCCGTCTTTTACAAAGATAAACCTTTTAACTTAAAAAGTTCTAACACACTAACAAACTACCCTGGACCTAAATACAAAAAGGTATCTTTCTCTAATCCAGGCCATGCACACAATTTAGCTAAAAAACTAAACGACCTTTTTACAAGCGAAGACTTTACAGTTGTCAAATTGACTTCCGGCGAAACAGTTAAGGAAGAGTAATGAACTGGAAAGAAACCTATACCAAGGTATTCTTGAAACAGGCCGATATTGCAATAAGCGATAGCACTATGGCAGAGTATATGCCTAAGTGGTGGCAAAATACTAGAGGTAAAGAAACTGGTGGTCTTAGATTAACAGAAGAAGGTATGCTTTTCTTAATGGAAAAGATAGAACTAGCTACGTACGAAGTTCCATTTCCAGCAGACTTTAAAATAACTACCCAAGTTATTATATTTTTGGACAAGTTTATTGACTGTCCATACTACCTAACCAATCGTGGAATCACAGTAACGGAAGAAAAGAAGGCACTCGAACTGCATCTTTTCAGTGGTGATGTCCGAAAGTATGGCTTGAACAAAGCTCTAAAACGGACAGATGAATTGGTAAACCCTTGATTTTACTACATATTTTTTCTTAAAAAAATTGCATTTTCTGGTTGACCTTTTGAGTAATAGGTGCTATTATATATACATACTTAGAAATTAAGTATGGCACTGAAAACAAAAACGTAACAAAGGAGTACAAAGTGGAAAACATCGCAGTTAGACAAGTTAGTCCAAATGGTGCAAAGAAGAGCATTATTAGGGCATTCAAAAAACAAAGACCAATTTTTATTTGGGGACCTCCAGGTATTGGTAAATCAGACATCGTTGGACAAATTGGTTCAGATATGTCAGCATTAGTAATTGACATTAGATTGTCATTATGGGATCCGACAGACATTAAAGGTATCCCTTATTATGCGGCAAACGATAACACAATGAAATGGGCACCGCCTGTTGAATTGCCAGATGAAAAATTGGCTAAGAAGCATAAGCATATTATTTTATTCTTAGACGAAATGAATTCAGCCGCTCCGGCAGTACAAGCCGCGGCATATCAACTTATTCTTAATAGAAGAGTTGGTACTTATAAATTACCTGATAATGTTTTAATTGTTGCCGCTGGTAACAGAGAAGCAGATAAAGGTGTAACTTACAGGATGCCAAGTCCATTGGCAAACAGATTTGTTCACTTAGAAATTAAAGTGGACTTTGATGACTGGTTTGCTTGGGCAGTACAAAATGATGTACACCAGGATGTAGTAGGTTACTTGTCATTTAGCAAGAAGGACTTATATGACTTTGATCCTAAGAGTCCAAGTCGTTCTTTTGCTACACCTCGTTCGTGGTCATTTGTTTCCGATTTATTGGAAGACGATGACGATGAAACAACCACAACAGATCTTGTTAGTGGTTCAGTCGGCGAAGGACTAGCCGTTAAGTTTATGGCACACAGAAAAGTGTCAGCTCAATTACCTAACCCTAGCGAAGTACTTGCTGGTAAGGTAAAAACAATGGAAACTAAAGAAATCAGTGCCATGTATTCCTTGACTGTTTCATTGTGTTATGAGTTGAAAGAAGCTAGTGATAAGAGCGATAAAAAGTTTGACGACAAAGTTAATAACTTTTTACGTTTTGCGATGGACAATTTTGATACTGAATTAGTAGTAATGGGTATCAAATTAGCTCTTACACAATATCAACTTCCAATCGATCCAGATGAAGTTGAGTGCTTTGATGAGTTCCATGAACGTTTCGGCAAGTATATTAAAGCCGCACAGGGAGATGGTAGCTAATATTTTGGCTATTAGGGGAGGATCTTTTTTGGTTCTCCCCACTCTTTTTGGTTGACAAACTCAATTAAATATACTATAATATACATATAACAATTAGGAAAGATGGCACACATGACTAATATAGCAACAGATCAAGGGCAA